CAATTACAAAGTACCGCTCTATTCAACGCTCTATGAAGCCTTAACGGGCGCACTTGACGCGCTCGGCGGTAAGTTGCGTATTCAGTGCAATGATCGTCGCGCTGTGCTTTCGATTATCCCGCGCAAAGACTGGACGGAAGATGAAGAGTTCGACACGGCATTAACTAACGTTAAAGCCGATATCGACTTTTTGCCGTATAACCACCTCGTATGCCGCGGCAAAGGCCAAAAGGGCGAGCGTCTAGCGGTCGAGCTATACGCCGACGAAAACGGCAATATCTCGCGCATGAAGTCACAAAGCGGCATTTTTCAGCGTGATTTGTACTACGACTATTCGGCAGCCGACCAAGCGACGCTAGAAGCCGACGGCAGAAAGAAGCTGCAACAGATTATCGATGAAGCGAAGAAGCTAACCGTTGTTTTGACTGATACGTCTGACCGATACGACGTCGGCGACATCGTCGGCGGCTTTGATGACAAAACAGGTTGGAGCGCAAAAGCACAAGTAACAAAGAAGGTTGTGACGCTCGATAACGCGGGCGTTGTCAAAGTCACATACACCACGGGAGACGCGAAATGAGACTGAACAATTACGTACACGTCGAGTGTGACGTTAAAGGGTGTCAAAGCAAGTTAGACGTACCCGAAAAAGAAGTTGACACTCACGGCTGGGCTGTAGGCGTTGAGTATATCGACGCGAAAGGCCATACAAAGAAATACGACCTCTGTTTTGAACATGCCATGCGTTGGCGTTACCTAAGGCAACAGCACGACGCAGAAATCGACAATCTGATTTCCACAGGCAGTATCAAGAACCCCGTAATGTAGGAGGTAGCACATGGCATTTGATTTCGTAACATCGCGCCAAAACAAGGCTCACGTAACCGCGGAGCAGGCAGGCGCGCTTAACATTGCTATCTTCGGCAATGGCAGATATATCACCAAATACGCGCAAGGCTTAGAGGTTTCCGTAGCTTCAAGTAACAAAGTTAACATTGCGCCGGGCGCGTTGATCGTGGACGGTCGTTTTGTCATTAACGAACGCGCCGAACAGGCAAGCATTGCCAATGGTACACAAGGAAAATGGCGCAAAGACCTTGTTATTCTTACGCTCAAAGTCGACGCTTCAACAGGCGTTGGAACTACCGCGCTATCAACCATTCAAGGCACGCCAGCCGCAACGCAGGACGCGGCAAAAGACCCCGCATATACACCGGGCGACCTCTCAAAAGGTCAATATCAAGCCCAAGTGCCGATTGCACGCGTCATTCTGAACGGCTTAACGCCAACCGTTGAGCACGCATTGCCTACCGTTTCCGCGCTCACTAGCGAGAACTTCGAGATTATATCGTGCGAACCGCCTAGCGGGTACAGCGGTTCAAGTAAGAACCTATGGCACGTATGGCGCAACGGCACAAGCGTAACTATTCACGCCCGCGTTTGGCTAGACCAAGGTATTAAAAACGACGCCATCTCTTGTCCGTTTCTTATTCCAGAAGGTTCGCGCCCTCCAAAAGTCGATAGCAGCAAGTACAACGCCGACGGATACGAGAATATCTACTATAACGACGCGTTTTGTCCCAACAACGCCGACGTTATCAGTGTTCTTTCGGTACGCCCCGACGGCAAGATTTACATGCAAGACATGGGCGGCAAACCATCGCGCGACTGGCGTTACGGTACTTTGACGTACACCGTCGCTCCGAAGTAAGCGTGTAGGGAGGTGACACGATGAACCCTATTACGTTTGAGCAAGTGGTCGCGCTGCTTTCGTTCCTTGCAATGCTAATAAGCATGTTTAACGGTGCTCGAAACTTGGCAAAGAGCAACCAAGAGGGCGCGGAGCGTCTAGTCCGTATTGAAGAAGGCATTAAGAGCTTACGCAAAGACCTAGAAGAGAACCAAAAGGCATTTGCGGCTTACATGGCACGTACGGACGAAAGCATTTCTAACGTTCGTTCGACAATCAACGACCACACAGCGCGTTTGGCAGTCGTAGAGGACGCAGTAAAAAGCAACTCGGGACGGCTTGGCCGCCTAGAAGCGGCACGCGACCACGAGCACGCAGGACATTAACAACCGTTTGAAAGGAAACATTATGAACGACTGGGTAAAGGCAGCACTAGTTCGCGCAATCAAGACGGCAGCACAAACCGCCGTTGCGCTCATCGGCACAAATGCAATCGGAATTACCGGCGTTGACTGGGTGGCCGTTGCTTCCGCGGCAGCTCTCGCGGCTGTTGTATCCCTGCTCACCTCTGTTGCAGGTATTCCCGAGGTGCACGAGGGAAAGTCACCACTGGAGGGCAGATAATGGCTGATTTTTCGGGTGAGATTACCGCCGACGTTTGGGCACCTACATCGGCGTTTGACTCGGGACGCGGCGGGCATAGCGTCCAGTACATAGTTGTACACCATGAAGCGGCTGTCGGTTTGACGGCCGCTTCTTTGTCCTCGATGTGGTCACGCATGCAGTCACAGTCCGCACATTATTCAGTAGACGGTGACGGCGTAATCGCTCAACACGTATACGAGAGCGATACCGCTTGGGCGTGCGGCAACTGGACGGCGAACCAGTCCAGCATTTCAATCGAGCACGCGAACAACTCCACGAACCCGTGGACGGTATCAGAAGCAACACTAGAGAGCGGCGCACACCTCGTGGCCGCTCTTCTTATTAAGTACGGACTCGGATATCCGCGTTGGGGCGGCAACGTTCGCCCGCACTCGCAGATTGTGGCCACGGCGTGCCCTGGCGAGCTTGCACACTCGCAGAACGCGCAATACATGAGCCGCGTTTGCTACTGGTACGAGGTAATGACAGGCACACGATCCGTTGAGGAGCGCGGCTGGCACACAGACGGCAAGGGTTCTTGGTGGTATCAGACGGGCGCAACTTCAAGCGATTACGCCACAGGTTGGCTCAAAGTTGGCACTAGCTGGTATTACTTCAACGAGAACGGCTGGATGTTGACCGGCTGGGTATTCGCTTCTTGGGGCGGCTCGGATAAGTACTGGTGGTATTTCGGCGAGGACGGCGCATTGCAGTTCGACAAATGGCTAGAATACAATAACGGCTGGTATATGCTCATGTCCGACGGCCGCATGGCCACGGGTTGGCAGGAGCGCGACGGCAACCGCTATTACCTCGATGAAACTGGCCGCATGGCCACAGGCTGGCTAAAGCTGGACGACGCGTGGTATTACCTGCGTTCCGACGGTTCGTGTGTAGTCGATGGCTTGTATGAAGTCGGCGCGGATAACATTTGCGCGTTCGATAAGGACGGTCGTTTGCTCACAGGCGACATCACCGTAACCACCAACGACGACGGTTATATCTCGGGCGTAAAACAAAACGTCTAGAGCTGCTCGAAAGAGTGCAAGACTAGACTTGTGACCCCTCTTGCTTCGGCAGGAGGGGTTCTTTTTTTATGCCGATTTGGTATAATTGAGCTACTAAAAAAAGAGCGGGAAAGCTGATTTACCTGCTCTTTTATACGGGCTGTGTATAGTGCATAGCCCTAATTTTTATTTCAATCTGCTATAATATCCACGCTGAACCCGCTAGGCTTAACGATTTTGTTAGCAAACTTAGCGGGTGTTTTTGTCTTGAAGATGAATGCCTAAAATAATACCCTCGTCCGTGTGGTTGAGGGTATTTTTATGAGTATTTACTCGACTTCGATTTTTGCGTGGCTTAAAACGCCTTACAACAAGCCGTTTACCAGCAGAAACGCAAACGCTAGAAATTAGCTGCCTTACGCGGGAATTCCTCGACTTTCGCGCCTGTGTCCGTGCTTTCGCCGAGTGCCGACGCTAAAGGGCTACGCGCTTTCTCTAATTGCTCGGTTGTGGTATCGGCATAGCGCATTGTCATATTGATATCCGCGTGTCCGAGAATGTCTTGCGCCGTCTTTGGGTCGGTTGCACGAACGGCAATCGTCGCGAACGTGTGGCGCAGATCGTGGAATACCGGGCGGCGTTTCTGCGTTCCCATGAGTCCCCATTCTTTGGCGTGCTGTTGCCACCACTTAGACAGCGGGCTTGGGTGTAGGTAGTGGCCTTCGACATCGCCGCACACGTACATTGCAGGTTCAAACGAGATACCGCAAAGCATACAATCTTCTAGCAGTCCCGCGCGGCGTTCTTTGAGAATAGCCGCAAGGCTCGCGGGAATTGGTATGCGGCGTTCTTTGTTCGTCTTTGGCAGCTTGACGTACGTTCCGCCTTCTTCAATACTCACCGCCTGGCGTACGTTGACGTATTCGCTTCCGGGCGTAAGTTCAACGTCGCACCAACGCAGGCCGCATATCTCGCCACGGCGCATGCCGGTATAGTATGCGAGGTAACAGGCGACAACGTAAGGCGTTTTTTCGAGGTTTTCGAGCATAAACAACAGCTTCTTACGCGAAGGCTCGTCAAGCGGGTTAGGCGGCGGCAGTTGGCGTTTAGGCGGCTTGATTGCCGCGCAATAGTCCCATTCGATGTCACGCACCGCGACAGCTTGTCGCACGCAGTGATGAAGAACGTTAAACGTTTTCTTGATAGTGTTATTGCTCAACCCGCGCTCGGTGAGCCACTGTATAAAGCTCTCGACTTCCGCCGTTGTTATCTCGCCGATTTTCTTTTCGCCGAAGTATTGGTCGAGGTAGTTTAGGCTTGTTTTGTACCCTGCGGCGGTGCGTCCTTCGATGTGTCCCATAGCTTGCAGGGTGGCATAGTGAGCGCGGCAGTACGCATATAGCGTCATTGTTGCGCCGTTGCTCGTGCCTTTGTCGGAAATGTTGAGCTTTCGCGCCCATGCCGCGGCGTACTCTTCCGCAGCCTTCTTGCCGCGGTTGTCCTCTTCGTTGCATTCGTACGGTGTAGTCTTTTGTTTCTCGTGGCGTTTGCCGTTCACAAACCACACGACACGGGCGCACCAGTTCCCGTTTACCTTCCTAACGTATAGTTGCATTGTTTATATATCCTCTCTCGGGAATTATTCCAAAAACATTCCAAAATAATTCCAAAAACTGTAACGCTAGTGTAACACCCCGTGTTTTTGAA